TTTTGGATTTAAGCCCATAGAACATACATGGAGTTTATAATATGCCAGTTTTTACAGCCATAGCCGCAGGGGTAACAGCAATTGCAGGTGCGATTGGATTTAGCGCAGCCGCAGCCGGCATCGTAGGCTCAGTCGCTGCCTTTGCCGCAAGAACATTATTGACAATCGGTATTTCTAAACTGGTTTCAAACAGAGCAGGACAAAACGCTGCCGGCACAAGCAATGCAGGTGCACGTGTTCAACTTCCACCTGCAACAGACAACAAACTTCCAGTAATTTATGGATCAGCATTTATTGGTGGCTCAGTTACAGATGCTAAACTAAGCACAGATCAAAAGACAATGTGGTATGTTGTATCGCTTGCTGAAGTTACAGATACAACAGCAGGTTCTGCATATACGTTTGGTAACATCTACTATGACAACAAACTTGTAACATTTGGTACAGGTGCAGATGCGGCAAAAGTTGTTAGTCTAACTACAAACACTGCAGGCACACCAGAAGTTGATACAAAGATTGCAGGTAACTTGTTTATCTATTTGTTCCCAAATGGATCAAGTTCAGGTACTAACACAGGTGGACAAAGTGCAATTACTATTCTAAGTGATAGTGATATTCCAAGCAATCAACGTTGGAATCAAGGCATCTACACAGCAGATGGACAAAGTGCAACAATGTCTAATACTGCTTTTGCAATTGTCGAAGTTATTTACAACACAGAGGCAGGTACTACAGGGCTTGGATCATTGACTGTTCAATTACAAAATAGTTTGTATCAGCCTGGCTCAGTCATCAAAGATTACTTAACAAATCCACGTTATGGTTGTGCTATACCATTAAGCAAAATCAATACTGCAAGTTTAGCCGCGCTTGATGCTTACTCAGCACAAACGATTATTTACGAACCAGTTGGCGGTGGCACTGCTACACAAGCACGTTATCGTATCGATGGGCCAGTTAACACAGGTCAAAACTGTTTGAACAACCTACAGCAATTAGTTGATAGTTGCGATAGTTGGTTGCAATACAGTGAAATGAGTGGTGAATGGAAAGTTGTTATCAATCAAAGTTACACAGACTATACTACATTGGGTCAATTGTACGAAGTTGATAGTAGCAATCTGATTGGTGGTATTGAAGTAAACCCATTAGACTTAAATGGTACATTTAACATTGTTGAAGTGCAATACCCTAACTATCACATCAAGGATCAAACAGACTTCCAAACAATTTCATTGGCTGTAGATTACCCATCGTTACTAAGCGCAAACGAACCTGTCAATAAGTTGAACATTCAGTTGCCACAAGTTAACAATGCAGTTCAAGCAAAGTATCTTGCATTGCGTAGATTGTTCCAAGGTCGTGAAGATTTAGTTATTAGTTTTGCAACAGACTACAGTGGTATTCAAGTTGAAGCAGGTGACGTTATCAAAGTCACACTAAGTCAATATGGTTGGACTGATAAACTATTCCGCGTAAACTTTGTCGGTGAACAGAAATATGCAGATGGTTCATTGGGTGCAACAATGAATGCGTTTGAATACAACGACACAGTTTATGATGATAACTTAATTAAAGATTTTGTACCAGAACCAAATACAGGATTGAGTGATCCTAACATCATTGGTACACCGGCACCACCTACAGTTACATTAGATGTATCCGGTACAATTGCTACTATGACTGTTGATGCAGTTGTTCCAACTTCAGGACAAGTGTTGTACATGGACTTTAACTATGGTAACACAAGTAACTCTGCACAACATTTCTACTATAGTACTGTTGCAGGTAATGGCGAACAATTAGTTGCAAATACTGCGGTATCAATTAACAGCACAGACTTACCCGCAGACACATACTATTGGTCAGTCACTGCTAAGAACAATAACGTAGGTGTACGCAGTGGTGCAAGTACTCCTGCTGTAGTATGGGCTGGTCCTACTGTAACTGAATGGGATGGTAACATTGGTGGCATCACTGGTAACAACATTCAAGCCAATACGATTACTGGTAACAACATTCAAGCCAATACGATTACTGGTAACAACATTGCTAATGCTACTATTACTGGTAATAACATTCAAGCCAATACGATTACTGGCAACAACATTGCAGCCAATACAATCACAGGATCTAAAGTTGCAAGCAACACAATCAGTAGCAATAACTTAACAACAACTGGTGTTGTTGCAAATACATATGCAATTGTTGGTAACTTACAAGTTGATGCAGCCGGACGTATCATTTCACTTGACACTAGTTCTAGTGGTTCATGGCGCATCAAAAAGGGTAACAGCGGTGTACCATATGATGTCAGTACATTGGTTATTACTGGTGATGCTAACGTTGTTCAAAACAGTACAGGTAACGTCAATTTAGACATTAGATTTGGATACATGTACTTTGACGGTAATGGTGCAAATTCATGGACTGGTGATAACACACCATTGCCATTGACATTAGGTAATGGTGCAACTCCATTAACAAACGAAGGTTGTTATATTCCTGGTGGCTATGCGTATGATCCTGGATCAAATTCATTTGTAGCATACTCAATAAGTTCAAGCGAATGGTATCCATGGTACAATCAAACGTCTAGTACACTAGATGGATATTTAAGCAACAGCGGTCCTACAGCGTTCAACCCATTCAGTGCTAGTGTTCAACAAATTGATGATGGTACTAACAGTAAAAATGCAAAGGGTGAGAATGGATGGTTTGCTGTTAATAGAGTAACTGGATTCACAGGCACAGCACCTGATACGGGTAAAGATTTTAGAAAGGGACCATTATGGGGTTCAACTAGTGTGCAAGTGTTTGTAGATGCTAACTGTACAGTATGGGCAGCACCATATGTTTCTGCAATTAGTATTGCTAATGGTACACCAAATGGTTCATATGTTTTCACCAGCACTATGAAGCAAATCCCAATGATTGCAAATACTGTAACAACAATTGACTTTCCGTTGTTTGGCTTTGCAGGTAATGTTGCTGTAACAGCGGCTCCTACTGGTGGCATGAATGGTATTGGCACTGATAATCAAATTCAAAACATGGGTCTCGCATTACGATTACCACAATCAGGTGCAAACGTATATGTTGCTAGTGGCTATACCTATTCATGGTATTGGAATAACAGTCCATGGTAAAGTAACATTCAACAAAACATAAATATATTATAAGGAACAAACAAAATGAGTTTATTATTAAACGGATCAAAAACAATGTCAATCGCCGGCACAGAGATGCAGTGTATTGAAATTTACACAGGCGAAAGTTATACTTTACCATTATCATTTAAAGATGCAAATAATGCACCGATCAATACAACTGGTTGGACATTATCTACTAGTGCAAAGTTTTACAATGTTAGCGACATTACATATGCTATTGACACTGTTGAATTGGGAAATTTAACATTGTTAAGCCCTCAACCAAGTACAGGCGCAGGCACATATAGTGCAAACTTAACCGCAGTGTTCACTACACCAGCAACTGGTTTGGGATATTTGTATATTCCTGCAGGTATAACAGGTGGAACTGGATCTCCTAATCCAACACCCACAATTAGTTTAGCAAATAATGCGGCAAACTCAACTGTTGTTGTTGTTACTTTAGGTGTTAGTCGTAGCGATCCATTAAGTGGATTAGTTAATTTTAATAAAGAGCCGATTGGCGTTGTCGTAAGGTACCAGTAATGTCTGAAATACTATCTGAGTTTGTTATTCAATCGACCCAGGCTGTATTCACTGTTGAGACAACAAACATCACAGTGAACCCTGATGCTATACAATTAAATGTATACACCGGCTCCGCCCCTATCGCCGGTGGTTCAAACACAAACGTACAATTTAATGAAGACGGGGTGTTGCAGGGTTCTAATGCATTTACATTTAACAATGTCAGTTTAGCAGTTACAATTGATGATCTAATCATAGGTAATGTTGCAAACATGGGTGGTACATCAAACGTTAAGATATCTGGTGGTGTCAATGGTTATGTTTTACAAACTGATGGTACAGGTAACTTAACATGGACAGCACAAGCCGGTAACGTAACAGGTAATGGTACACCCGGTGGATCCAATACTCAAATTCAATACAATAATGCAGGCAACTTTGGTGGCAGTGCAGGCTTTACATTTGATAGCGCAAGCAACGTAACAAACGTTCCCGGTAACTTAATTGCAGCCGGAGAAGTTACAGCATCATACTTTAATGGTAACATCGGCAATGCTAACTTAGCAAACTTTGCTGGTTATGTTATTAATAGTAATCAAAGTAACATCACAGCACTTGGTGCATTAGTTAACCTAAGCGTGTTGGGCACAATATCAGGCAATGTAATTAGTACAACCGGTGATATCACAAGCAATACTAACATTACAGCGAATGGCAATTTTATTGGTAATTTATCGGGTACAGCAAATACAGCAGTAACTGTAACTGGTAATGTTCAATCTAACATTACACAAGTTGGTATATTGACTGGATTGCAAGTTACTGGGAACATTAATGCATTAACCGGAATAGTCTACGCTAACGTCATTAGCGCAAATACAATTACTGGTAATATCACAGTAACTGATTTAGCAATAAGTGGAAATTTA